TGGCCTTCGGGTACCTGCTCGACGGCGGTAAAGGCGGTGATGTTGTTGTCGGTGGTGATGGCAAAGGTGGTCATGGTGCTCTCCTTGATTCAGAATTCGATCTCGTCGACGATCCGGCGCGCTTGGTCCTCGGTGAGGCTCTCGCTCAGGCCTCCCTGCTTGATCCAGCGGTCCACCGTGTCCTGGACCGCGTTCCAGAAATCCGTTTCCTTGTTGTCGAAGGGACGCTCAAAAGCTCCGCCGTACCCGTTGGCATCCACGTAGTCGTGCAGTTCGCTGAAGGATGCGCAGGTGCGGGGGACAATACCGGCGGCAACGTGGGCGAGGATCTCTATCTTGGCCCGCTCGACAACGGCGCGGAGTTCGTCGTCGCTGAAGTCGTGTGCGCGCGGGTTGCGGATCGCTTTCCGCGATCCCTCTGGGGAGGCTTCGGATCGCAGGCGCGCGGCGGTCCGGATGCGGATCTCACGACCCGTGGCGATGTTGATTCCGTACCAGCCGCCGCGCGGGTGCTCGCGGGTGATCCGGACTTTGGCCAGCGTGCCGCTGACCTTGACAATGTAGGTCGATCCGACCTTGACGTTGTGCTTCTGCATGCTCAGTACTCCAGTCCTTTCTGGTCCACCGCGCTGCGGTCGCCAAGGCTGGCGAGGACGTAAGCGAGTTCCTCGGTGACGCGGCCGAGGTCGCCGGGGTATCCCCAGTTGGCGGGTTCCGCGGCATGGTCCTTCTTGTGCTGCTCCAGGCGGCTGGCGATGCGCTTCAGCAGGTCCTGGGCCTCGGCGTGGCGTTCCGCGTAGCAGGCGGCGGCGGTTTGCCTGGTGGTCTTGGTGGTGCGTGGCATCGAACACATACATCACTTCGGTGGCGGCGGAAAGCAAGGCCGAAGTTCGACTTTTCTGAAGAAAGATCCAATGGCGGCGGCTGTGGGATTAACTGACCGCCCGGTGTCCAAATGACTGGAGTTTCCCAACGGGCGTACGCACGGCTGCGCGGCGTGAGGCTCAGCGCGGTGCAGAAGGCGATCAAGTCAAAACGGATCACGCCGAACGCCGACGGGACCATCGATCCGGAGCGGGCGAACCAGGAATGGGAGAGGAACACTTTCGCCGGCAAGACGCTGCATGAGGCGACCAGGCCGCAAGGAGCGCCGGCCACCGCGAGTCGCTCACCGCGTGGCGGTTCGGTCATGCCAGGTCAGCCCGACGTATCGAGCGATCCTGTTGCCATTTGGCTGCGGTCCCGCGCAGTGACCGAGACGTACAAGGCGAAGACGGCGCAGTTGGAATATGAGGAGCGCGCCGGCAAACTGATCCAGGTGGCCAGAGTCGGTGAGTATGTGGCCCATTGGTCAGCGATCGTCGGTGATGCTCTGTCCGCGTACCCGGATCGCGTGGCGCCACTGGTGGCCGCCGCGAAATCGGAAGCGGAGATCCACAGGATCCTCCTGGGCGAAACGAACGCGCTGCGCCGGAAGATGGCAAAGGCCATCTCGGATGCGGGTTACTGATGATCCATTACCACGGCGGCCGGCATTCGACATGGCAGATCGCCGTCGAGATATGGAAGGGGCGGCATGCCCTGGTGAGCTACGCGGAGCCGCAACAGGTCGCGATCGCGGCTGAAGTGGCGCAGTCGTTCGCACTCGATAACGGCGCCTTCACGGTGTGGAAGCAGGGAATCGAGATCGACTGGCGGTTGTACTACGGGTGGGTCGAGCAATGGCATCGGCATCCCGGCTTCGATTGGGCGTTGATCCCCGATGTGATCGATGGAGACGAAACGGCCAACGATGGGCTGCTCGCGGAGTGGCCGTTCGGAAAGGTCGCGGGTGTCCCGGTGTGGCATTTTCACGAGTCAACGGACCGTTTGCGGCGGTTGGCAGCCGAGTGGCCGCGCGTCGCACTTGGATCGAGCGGGCAGTACGCGACGATCGGAACGACACGGTGGTGGAGCAGGATGCAGCAGATCATGGACTGCGTTTGCGAGGACGGCAAGCCCACCGTCAAGCTACACGGTCTGCGGATGCTGCGGCCCGACATCTGCAAACACCTTCCGCTTGCGTCCGCGGATTCGGCAGGCGCCTCGCGCAGCGTGGGCACGACGAACTGGGGCGGGTGTTACCGCCAGGCTTCCGATGCAGTGAAGGCGCACGTCCTGGTGGAACACTACGAGGCCACGCAAGGCGCGGCGATCTGGGCTGGTGTTCCGCGCCAGGAGGAACTGTTCGATTGACCAGCATCTGGAAGGACTTCCATTTCGATGCGGCGCATTGGCTGCCGCACGTCCCGGAGGGCCACAAGTGCGGCCGGATGCATGGCGACACCTATCGCGTGCGCGTGTGGTGCCGGGGAGTGATCGACGACCGGGGCATGATCGTCGATTACGCAGTGATCGCTGAGAAGGTCGGCGCAGTGATTGACCGGATCGACCATCGCGTCCTGAACGAGATCCCTGGCCTGGACAATCCGACAACTGAGATCCTTGCGCCGTGGTTGTTTGAGCAGATCAAGCCGGAACTGCTGGAGTTCTTCCGGATCGAGGTTGCGGAGAGCGCGACGACCGGTTGCGTGTATGAGCGGGACGGGGATTGATGGAGGCACCTTTTTCGATGTACCAGGTCGGCGCGGAGGCGTTGTTGCCGCCACGCGACATCTCTGTGTCGCAGTGGGCCGACGAGAACGTGGTGCTCACCGGATCCGGTTCAGCGGAACGGGGCCAGTGGCACACGCGACCGTACCAACGGGAACCGATGGACGTCCTCAGCCCGAGCCATCCGTGCAAGCAGGTGGTGTTGATGTCCGCAGCACAGATGCTGAAGACGTCCGTGATGGTGAACTTCCTGGGATACATCGCGGACATAGACCCGGGCCCGACGCTGGCGGTGGAGCCGCGGTCGGAAGACGCCAAGGCACTTTCCAAGGATCGCGTCGCGCCGCTGTTCCGGCACTCGCCGGCGCTCAAGGGGAAACTCGCCGCGGTGAAGTCTCGCGATTCGAACAACACCGCTATGCATAAGGTCTTCGCCAACGGCTCCGGGCACATCACCTTCACCGGCGCCATCTCGCCGTCCGGTCTGGCCATGCGTCCGATCCGGTACCTGTTGCTGGACGAGATTGACAGGTATCCCATCAGCGCCGGGTCGGAGGGCGATCCCGTCTCGCTGGCGATCCAGCGCACCGGCGAGTTCGAGCACAACAAAAAGGTAATCATGTGCTCGACGCCGACCGTCGACGGGGAGAGCAGAATCCAGGCTGCGTGGGACACGAGCGACCAGCGCGAGTACTTCGTGCCCTGCCCGAAGTGCAACCACTTCCAGATCCTGGTGTTCAGCGACGGCAGGGACGGTGGACTGGTGTGGCCGGACGGCGCACCGGAAAAGGCCGCCTACTGTTGCGAGAAGTGCCGGGAGCTCATTCCGCACAACCAGAAATCGTGGATGGTGGAGCGCGGCGAGTACCGCGCGCAGAATCCTGGGTCACCGATCCCCGGATTCCGGGTGTCGCAGTTGATCTCCCCGAAACGCTCCTGGGGAACGATCGCCGCCGAGTTCCTGGTCGCCAAGGAGTCGGTTGAGACGCTCAAGGCGTTCCTCAACACGGTGCTGGCGGAACTCTGGACGGAACGCGGGTCGGCGCCCGACTGGGAAAAAGTCTACCTGCGGCGCGAGGATTACAACCTTGGAATCGTGCCGGGAAAGGGGTTGCTACTTGTGGCTGGCGTCGACGTGCAGGACGACCGGCTCGAGGTGGAGATCAAGGCGTATGGGCGAGGCAAGGAGTCCTGGTCGGTGGACTACCGGGTGATCCAGGTGCCCGACCAAGCCGGGCAACCTCTCAAGACGTCCTCGCCGGAAATCTGGCAGGAGTTGGATGCATTGTTGGCAGCGGACTGGCCGCGCGAGTCGGGCGGCACGATGCCGATCATGGTCATGACGGTTGACTCGGGCTACCGCCCGCAGATGGTGTACGAGTTCGCCGCCCGCCACCCGCAACCGGCGCACGGACCGGCAGGCGATGCGATCGCTGCGCCGCGCACCGTGGTGGCCACCAAGGGTAAGCCTGACTTTCTGAAGCTGATCGCATCGGTTTCGCCTACGGACGCTTCGCGCAAACGGCAGAACGTTCGGATCTGGCACATTGGCACGCACTGGGCGAAGCAGGAGTTCTACGACTGGCTGCGAATTGTGCTACCCGACGATGGTACCTTCCCGCCCGGATACCAGCACTACGCCTACAAGGATCAGGACTTCTACCGCGGGCTCTGCTCCGAGAAGCGGATCGTCCGGTCGAGCGGCAAAGTGGAGTGGGTACCGGACAAGTCGGTCCGGAACGAACCACTCGACCTCGCGGTGCTCTGCCGCGCGGCAGTTGCTGTCTGCGGAATCGACCGTTTCACAGACGAAGATTGGGCGGCGCTGGAGGGGACTGTTCCGGAACCGCCGCCGGCCGTGCGCCGGGACAACTACTTTGGGGACCGCGCCGACGGATGGTTCAGCGGCAAGGACTGGTTCAAATGATCAACGCCACGGAACTGCAATCGATGCGCGACGCTCTGCAGCGCGCCATCTTCAGCGGTACGCGCCGTGTACAATTCACCGACCGCGCGGTTGAGTACAACAGCGTCGACGACATGCGGAAGGCGCTCGCCGACCTCGACACCACAATCGCCACCGCTTCGGGTGCGGCGCCATCGTCTTTCACTCTGGCAATGCACAGCAGGGACTAATGAACGCCCTCGACAAAGTGATCGGTTACTTCTCGCCGAAGCGGGCATACCGGCGCGCGCGGTTCCGCGCCGCGACCGAGGTATTCGCCTATGATGGCGCCAAGTCGGGGCGCCGCACGGACGGGTGGGTCGCCGCCGGGGGCGACGCGAACACCGAGGTTGGCGCCTCTCTGATCAACCTGCGCAACCGGTCGCGCGATCTGCTGCGAAACAACCCGTACGCCAGCAAGGCCATTGCGGAACTGGTCGGGAACACGGTCGGGACCGGGATCGTTCCACAGGCGAAGACGGGGACGCCCGAGCTCGACAAGATCATCGACGGGGAGTGGCTCTACTTCGCCGAGAACTGCGACCCGGGCGGGCAGTTGGACTTCTATGGAATGCAGGCGCTCATCGTGCGGACCACCGCCGAGAGTGGTGACGGGATCGTCCGTTTCCGGCAGCGGTTGCCGCAGGACAATTTCCGGGTGCCACTCCAGTTGCAGGTGTTGGAGGGCGACTTCCTGGACATCTCCCGCACGATGGGGATTGCGACCGGCCACATCGTCCAGGGCGTTCAATTCAACCTCTACGGGCAGCGCGAGTATTACTGGCTTTACAACTACCACCCGGGCGGCGTCTACATGCTGAATCCGCGCGGCGGAATTCTGAGCCAGCCGGTGCCAGCCTCCCAGGTGATGCACACCTACTGCATCCTCCGGCCCGGCCAGGTGCGAGGCGTCCCGTGGCTGGCGCCGGTGATGCTGGCGATGCGGGACCTTGACGACTACCGGGATGCGGAGCGCATGCGGAAGAAGACCGAAGCGTGCCTGGCGGGGATCGTCACGCGGCCCGAAGGCGCGGGTGGTCTGCCCATCGGCGCGAAGTCCACGGACCCGAAATCCGGCAACACGCTGGAGCGCATGTACCCGGGCATGATCGAGTATCTGAAGCCGGGCGAGGACATCAAGTTCAACGCCCCGTCGCCTGCTGGCGGCTACCGCGATTACCTGATGACTGAACTCCAGGGTATTGGCGCCGGCATCGACGTTCCGTATGAATTGCTGTCCGGGGATCTATCGAACGTCAACTATTCCTCGTATCGCGCGGGCATGCTGGGGTTCCGCAACGCCATCGAGGCTTTCCGGTGGTTGACGTTGATCCCTATGTACTGCCGGCCGACGTGGCGCCGGTTCATCGACACCCTGGTTTTCATCGGAAAGATTCCCGAGGCGAACTACGGCGTGCAATGGACGGCGCCCAAGTTTGAATCCGTCGATCCGCTGAAGGACGCCATGGCCGAGTTGAAGCGCATCCGCACTGGCACGTTGACGTTGTCCGAGGCGATCGCGCAGAACGGCTACGACCCCGAGAAGCAGTTGCAGGAAATTCGCCGGATGAACGACCTGCTCGACGAGTTGCAGATCATCCTGGACTGCGATCCGCGCAAAGTGAACGACAAGGGCGTCGAGCAACAGACCGTCGGCGGCGAGACAACGCCGGCGCCAACCGTGAAGCAACCCGGCACGGTGAAGCATTCCGCCCGTCAGTGGGATTCGCCCACCAGAAGCTACACCTCGTAAATCAGCAGCTACAGGAAGGAGTCCTTTATGCCCGAAGAAAGCACGGGGGCAGCGCCGGAGACCGCTCCGGTCGAAGTCATCGCAGCCGCGGCGCAGCCCGACCCTCAACAGGAAACCCCGGAATTTCAGGTCGAGCGATTCACGGTGGAGGCGACCTTCGCGCCGCCGTCGGCCAACGATGACGCCCGCACCATTGACGCGGTCTGGTACACAGGCGCCAAGGTGCCCCGGTTCGATTGGCGCACTGGCGAGGAATACGACCTGATCCTCGACATGAAAGGCTGCCGTATGGATCGCCTGAATAACGGCGGTCCCGTGTTGGACTCGCACAGCGCGTACGGAGTCGAGAGCCAACTCGGCGTGGTGCGAAAGGCATGGGTGAAGAAGTCTACCGGCCTCGCCACGATCCAGTTCAGCAAGCGGGATGCCGTGACGCCGATCTGGAACGACGTCAAGGGCGGCATCATTCAGAACCTCAGCCCCGGCATGTGGATCTACAAGAAGGTCGATACCACGCCGAAGGGCCAGGAACGCAGGGAATTCACGGCGACGGATTGGGAACCGTTCGAGATCTCCCTGGTATCAGTGGCCGCCGACGCGGCCACCAATTTCATGTCGGCGGCGGGAACGCCACCGGCGCCACCGAGTGTAGTTGAAACCCAACGGGCATCAGCCCACATAGAGGAGAAACCTGACATGGAAACGACCACGCAGGACGCGGGCGTTGAGGCCCGTCAGAACGAAGCAGCCCTCGCCGCGGCGCGCGACGAGGCGGTGAAGGCCGAGCGGTTGCGCGCGAGCGCCATTCGCGCCCTCTCCACCGGACCCTTCAAGGTGGAGGAGCGCTTCCTGGTAGCGCTGATTGACGAGGGCGTGTCCGTCGAGATCGCTCGCGAGCGGATCTGGACGAAGCTTACGACCGAGTCCGGTCAGCATCGCAGCGATCCGCTCAATCCCCAAGTCACGGGCGGAGGCCGAGACGAGGCGGACAAGCGGCGCGAAGGAATGGAGGCGGCGTTGGTCCTGAGGGGCAACCCGCGCGCGTCGCGCGAGATGATCGAGAAGGGCCGCGACTACGCCGGGCTCACGCTGGTGGATATGGCCCGCGAGTGCCTCAATGCCGCCGGAGTGAAGACCCGCGGAATGGACCGGCACGAGATCGCTCGTGTTGCGCTCCAGGGACGGAATGGTGCCGCCGAGTATTTCGACGGAGCCATGACCACCAGCGACTTTCCCAACATCCTGGCGAACGTCGCCAACAAGACCCTGCGGCAGGCATATGACGCGGCGCCCCGCACCTTCGTACCGTTCTGTCGCCAGGTCACGGCCGTCGACTTCAAGCCGGTGAACCGCATTCAGTTGAGCGACATCGCCGCGTTGCAGAAGACCAGCGAAAACGGGGAGTTTGTTCGTATTTATCTGGGCGACTCGAAGGAGTCCTACACGCTCACGACCTGGGGCGGCATCGTGCCAATCACCCGCAAGGTGGTCCTCAACGACGACCTCCAGGCGTTGACCCGGATTCCTGCCGGTTTGGGCATCGCGGCCGCCACGCTCGAAAGCGACACCGTGTGGGCTGTGATCACGGCGAATGCGAACATGGCCGACGGCCTGCCGCTGTTCCACGCGACCCACAAGAACCTGACCGCCACCAATGCCCTCGCGGCGGTGGCCAATATCACCGCGGCGCGCAAGGCGATGCGCAAGCAGACTGCGCCCAAGGGCACGATCCTGAACCTGATTCCCAAGTTCCTGATCATCCCGGCGGCACTCGAAGGCATTGCGGTCCAGATCACCAACCCCATCAATCTGGCGGCAACCGCATCGTCCGCCGATGTGCCCGCGTTCGTGCGCGCCATGGTGCCCATCGTGGAACCACGATTGGACGCGGTGGCCAGCGTCGGCGATACCAACTGGTACACGGCGGCGGACCCGAGTTCGATTGACACCATAGAGTACTGCTACCTCGAGGGACAACAGGGTGTCTACATCGAGACCCGGCAGGGCTTCGAGGTGGACGGCGTCGAGATCAAGGCCCGTCTGGACTTTGCGGCCGCGGCGATCGACTTCCGCGGCTTGCAGAAGAACACGGCGGCGTAGGGCGCTTGAGTAAACATTCCGAGGCAACGAAAAGGAGAAAAGAATCATGATCAACTTCGTAAAGAGCGGTGATAATCTCACCCTTGCGGCGCCCTACGATGTGCTGTCCGGGGGCGGCTTCAAGGTGGGCAACGTCTTCGGTGTGGCCGCCACCGACGCACTCTCGGGCACGAACGTCGAGTGCGAGGTCGAGGGCGTCTACGATCTCGCCAAGGACGCCAGCACCTTTGCACAGGGCGATCTGGCCTACTGGGACGACGCCACCAAGAAGGTGACGTCCACTGTCGGCAGCAACCTGCTGATCGGAGCGGTCGAGGTGGCCGCCGTGACGGGCGCCGCCGTTGTGCGGGTCAACCTGTTTGGCGTGCCCGGCTTCTCCGGCCAGGCGCATGGCCTCAAGGTGGCTTACGCG